CAATTACGGTTGCGTCGAACATGTAGTCGAGGAAGCGAGCAGACTGTTCTGGATTGAGCAAACCACCGTTTCCGTTTTCGGAAGCGACGTGAGTTCCTGTTCCACCTGTAGTGGAAGCGAACCCTGCTGTTGCTGTTGTTCCAGCTGCAATATCTTTTAATAAATCATTGCTCATTAGTTATTTCACCTACCCTTATTTATTTAGTTAAATCTGATACGGAACCGAGGAAAGTACCGTTCCATCTTGATTTGGATTTCTTTATTACTTCCTGTGATCCGCCAAGATCACTGGACTTCTTAATTGCAGTTTCTGATTCTACTGCATCGACACGCTTTTGAACTCCGTCAATCGTGCCCTGAATTTCCTCTACTGCCTTTGATAGTGTAGAGTACTGCTCTGCCATCTCTGTCATACGTGCATCAACGCTCTTGCTAAAAGTTTCAACTGTTGCTTGAATAGTTGATACCTGTGTTGCATTTGCTTCTGATGCCTTATTTAGAGTTTCTGAGAAAAATCCCTTAAGGTCGCCTAGCATCTTTGCAAAATCAGGTTCATCAACCATAACTTCTGATACGTCGGCTGCTTTTTCTACAGTATCGGCAGGAGCGTCTTCTGCTGCTGCTTCTTCTGCAGGAGCATCTTCAACAACTGGAGTCTCTTCAACTGCAGGTGCTGCTGTTTCTTCTACGACAGGAGCTGTTTCTTCAACTGCTACTGTTGTCTCTGTGTTTTCTGACACTTCATTACCTCCTTCTGCGTTTGCCTGTTTTGCAATTGTTTGTGTATCAGGCAACGACAATCTTGACTTCTTAAATGAATCAAGAATCTTTTCTACTTCGATAGACTTATTAACGTCTGATTTTTCTACCCAACCAATAATTTCCATTGGAGCTCCAGAAATTGGAGAATCGAATGTCTTCTCTGTTGAGAGGAATACTGTATTACTTTGTTCACAATAAAAAATATTTTCTGTTACTACTTCTGTTGACATACCCTTATAAACCATTTGACCATTCATCTTCTCAATAGAAAAAATGTTACAAAGCTCGTTTGCTGGTGAATCTACAATTGAAAGTTCTACAAGATCATACTCTTTAATGAAACGTATTGTTTCTCCCGATGCCTTATTAACTTCGTTATCTGACTGCTTTATCTTTCCGCCAATTGAGAATCCGCTTAAAGTTCCATCTAAGCACTTTTCCCATGTATCCTGTGCGCCCTTTGAAATGTATGTTGTTACATAAACGCCATTATAAAACTTTTTTGTATTTTCATCGTAGTATGTTTCTGGCTTAAATGAAACCATCTTACCAACAGCTAATGAACCATGCATTTCACGAATGTTTCCACGGAAATTTTCAAATGCTTTTACACTAGCTTCTGCTGTTACTACATCGCCTGTTTGATCGACATTATCTAATGTTGCAAAACCAGATACTGTTCTCTTTTCCTTATTTACTTTAGTAAATGGAACAGACAGATGGAGGTTATTTCCATCTGCAGACCAATGTGATTTTTCGATTGTCATATGCTTAATTTTACTTACTTATATATAAAAAGGCAAATAACAGTTGAGTAGAGTTAGTCAACCTGATTTCCGTCGCCTTTGGCATTTCTGCCTTCTCCTGAAATATCTGGAGAATTAGCGGCTCTTTGTTGATCCCTAGTTTTATTACCAGTAGATTTAGCTTGTTGATCTGCTGCCTGCTGAGGCTTTAATTGTACCACTTCGTCTCCGCCATCCAAGGGAACCATGCCCTTACGAATGCGAACTTCATTAGGAACAATTACCTGCATTCTTAAATATCTTTCATCAATCTTAGACTGAGTATCTTCATCAGTAAGACTCAACTCATTGAATTTAAGAGATAATGCATCTGTCTTTTCAGCAAATATTCTATTTAATTTCTTTTCAAATTTCATTTGTGCTGGACGACAAACCTGTTCTTTAAATGTCTTGTCTGCGTCTCTAGCAACAGCTAAATTAATTCCTTCTGGTGTACCCAATTTATTAATTGGAACACGGTGAGCCAATAGGATTTCATCTCTATTTGCCTTACGGTATTTATCAAATGAGCCTTCTTGGGTTCCCGCTTCAACTGGCTCCATCTTAAATTCAACCTTTTGATCTGGTGAATCTGCTGGAAGTGGAATATAAAGTGAACGGTGATTCTTACCCTTTAACCCTACCTGGAAAAATTCTAGAAGCTTACGCTCTGAATCTGGAGAAAGCTTAGCACCCTTTACTGTAATAATATAGCGAGGCACTGCCTTATTTTCAAAGTAGTCAAGGTTATAACGACCAGAAAATTCATTTCCTGCTAAAGCCATCTGTGCAGCAATAACATCTGGAATTCCATAATAGTTATTCATAGGAGTATACTTTTTAAAATGAATAACTTCATTTGGACGATCTTCTCCGCCTGAAATTGGATTAGGAGTTTCTGTGTCACCAAAGTTTCTAAAATATACAGCCTTGCCATAAAGCAATTGAATAAATCCATCACGAAGACGGCGGATTCTCATTGTCTTTGCAGGGATATGACCAATATATCCAATATCTCCAGCAACAGTTCTTCCAATTTCTATAAAACCATTTCCTGTTGCCTCATAATCTGTAAATACTTTAATTAAAGTTTCTGTAAATGTATCTTCATCATTTGTTTCATCAAGCCAATCCTGAAGATCTTGACGAAGCTTTCCAAGCTTTCTACGTGCACGATCTAGTTGCTTGTCATCTGTAATAGCATCAATTGCATCATTTGTTTTTCTTGTTTCAATAAATGCATATCCAAGTCCAACAGTATTCGCAGTCTTAGCGTTAATTGCTGCATAGTTATATGTTGATACTTCATAAATCTTTGAAAGATATTCTAAATTATATACAGGTTGCACAAGGTCAAATAATGCATAACCTGTAACTGCCTGCTGTAATAAATTCTGTTGTGTAGCTGTTCCATCAATACCAGTAAATGACTTTTGAAATTCCCGTCCAATTTTTCTACGAAATGCTGGACTTAATCCATTAAGCTTTCGCATATCATCTAGACCAATTGCAAAAGGATCGTCTGGATCTTCTTCGCTTGTAAATGCAAACTTATCTGATGAATTAGATATAACTACTTCATTATTTAATTCAATTTCTTCATCCATGTATTCCATGATTATCTCCCTGGAAGGATAAGCTTTTTCATCTCATCCTTATAATTTCCAACATCCAAAGGATCTGGAACCAAGCCAAGATTTAATCTTGATTGCTGGTATGCAAATTCTTCGTCATCAATCTTTCTACGCCCTGCCAAAAATACTGGCTGTCCACGATCTACGCCATATCCAGAAACTGCCTTACGCAATAACTCGATTCGATCTTTATTACCCTTCATAGAGGTAATAGAAAGATAGTTGCCATCATCGTCGCCTACCCATTTTCCATCAATTTCCCATACATAAATGCCTAGGGTTGTTTCTTCCTCAAGTATCTGTGAGTTAATCTTATTGATGTCCATAGAACTTTATTTTACCATTATCTTCCATCTAAGTCCAGCTTTTTGTCAGCCTTTGTGACAAAATTAAACGTTTTGTATTACAAGCCAGTCATTATTATAGACTGAAACCCCGTTTTCTGTCAGCGTCAAAGACGAATCGTCTGCTGTAATTACAGATCCATTCGTATACATAATGTAATTATCTACAGCCATATTTGATGTAAACTGATTTTCATACAAAGCTATGTTCTGATATAGGGCTGAAACTGAACCAGCTGAAGAATAATTAAATTTAATAGGTCCAGTTATAGCAGTTGTTAATGTAATTACCACATGATGAAGCTGGCCTACTTTAAATACATTTGCAATATTTGTTTGAGAAGTCTTATTTACTCCATTTACATGGATTGAGTTAATATTAGATTTAAATATAGATGAGGTCCAAGAGTATTTAGTTCCGCCTGCCTCTGATATTAATCCGCTTGATGATAGGCTAGAAGGGGTATAGAAAAATTCTATGGTTCCTGTAGATCTATTTGTTGATATATTAAATCCAGAACCAGAAGAAACTCTAACTCCATTTCGATCATCTCTAGAAAGAATTGGATAAAACTTATTGCCTAATGTCATCTCAGCATTTGATACTCCAGATAACTCATAAAGTTTAGCTGGTGAATTTACAGAATAAATAGATTGATTATTATAAAATGTTAATGACAAATTATCTAATCTAGGAATATATTTACTTGCATCTTCTGTATGCATAGTAATTCTTAAATAAACAATTCTTGATGAATCAAATGAATTAATTGTATAACCTGGAATTGAAAGTCCGTTTGTACATTGTGTATAT